GCACGCTTGAGGCGTCGACCACGCCCACGCCCACCAATCGGCCGCCTTCTCGCCGAACTCATAATGAACCGGCGGACTCGGCATCGGATCCTGACGGCCAGCGGCCGGCAGAGTCGTCGTCGGAACCGTCGGCTTATTGCGACGGATCGCAGTTCCTGTGCGGCGAGGAGATGGGCGAAGCGGCTCGGAATCTGAAGGCCCTCATCGAGCGGCTGAAGGGTTTGGCTGGCGGGAAGCTCGCCGTTGAGCGTGAGATGCGTGAGCTTGACGACCGGCTCGGGTTGACGCCGAAGGGTCTGGCCGCTCTGCGGTGGAAGATCGTTGACGACGAAGCGAAGCCGAAGGCCGAGACAGGTGAGAGCCGAAAGGGTCGCCTCAAGGTCGTGAGCTAGTGCCGTGGTGCGGGCCAACGCCAGAGGCCCCGTTCCCGTCGCTCGGCTGGAAGCTGGCCGACGAACTGGATGAGATATTCCCCTCGATGCCCTGCACTGATGAGCAGGCACTGAAGCTGGTCCACACCTACCGGATCGACCCGGAAACCGGGCGCAGGTTCTACCGGCGTGGTCAGTTGCTCGGGCCGAAGGGCGTGGGCAAATCGCCAGAGGCGGCGAAGTTCGCCATCGCTGAGTTGTGTCTCGATGTTGTGCCGGATGGGTGGGACGCAAACGGTGAGCCGGTCGGCAAACCGTGGGTGAAGCCGACACCGTTGGTGCAGATCGCCGCCGTGTCGCTCGACCAGACGGATAACACCTACGGCGCATTGTTGGAGCTACTTGGCGACAACGACGGGTACGCCGCCGATCTGCTCGGGTTGGATCCGGGCGACACTCGCACGGTTCGCCGGTCGAATCACAGGGCTCGCATCGACAAGGTGACCGCATCATCGGGCGCCCGTGAGGGTCAGCCGGTCGTGTTCGTGGTGATGGATGAGACGCACTTGTGGCTCGTCACGAACGGCGGCAGGGTGCTCGCTCGGGTGCTTCGCCGGAACGTGGCGAAGATGGGCGGCTTCTCGCTCGAGACGACGAACATGCCGGATCCGAACATCTGGACGGTGGCCGGCGCGACCGATGAAGCAGTGACCGCCGGGGCGAAAGACATCTACCAGTGGAAGCCCCAGGCTCCGCATGTGCATTCGCTGGCAAATCGTCGTGAGGTGAAGTCGGCGCTCCGAAAGGTCTACGTCGATTGTCCGTGGGTGGACTTGGACCGGCTCATCGAGGAGATGGCCGACCCGGAAACGACGGAAGCGGACAACCGCAGGTTCTTCCTGAACGAATCATGGGCCGGATCCGAGACGGCATGGCCGGCCGATTTGTACCTACCCCGCTCGTGTCAATCGGTGAAGGTCGATGGTCTGAACGAGGTTGGGGCACCGAAGGGGCGCGACAAGATATCCATCGGGTTCGATGGGGCGCGCTTCCACGACTCAACCGGGCTGATCGGCGTTCGACTCGAGGATCGTCACGAGTTCATCATCGCCACATGGGAGAAGCCCTCCGAGGTCGACGACGACGAGTGGGAAGTCCCCGAGGCCGAGGTCGATGCGGCATGGGAGATGGCGAACGATCTGTGGCGGCCGGTTCGTTCGTACTGTGACCCGCCGTACTGGCGCGATGCGGTCGATCGATGGTCGGGCAAGTACGACCACGTAAAGAAGTTCGAGACTGCTTCGCAGAAGAAGATGGCCGCAGCGGTCCGTGGGTTCGACGAGGTTCTCCGCTCAGGCGGGATGACGTTCGACGGCTCGGAGATGCTGCTTCGCCACACGGTGAACGCTCAGAAGCGCCAACTGACATCCCGTGACGAGTCAGGAAAGTTCGAGTGGACGATCGCCAAGAAGGCGCCGAAGTCTCCGCTCAAGATCGATTTCCGGGTAGCGGGGATCCTTGCTCATGAAGCGGCCGGCGATGCGATCGCTCTCGGTGCGTTGAAGTCTCGTTCTCGTCCATCGGTGTTTGTGTGAAAGGCGGGTAACGATGATCGATCCCGTCAAGGAGCTGCAGCGATTGTGTGAGGCGCTCGACGCTCGAGCGGTGAAGGTCGCCGAGTGCGAGGCGTGGTTCGATGGTGAGCATCCGATCCCGAGCCCTCCACCGAACACTGCGGCGGTGGTTGACGGTGAGGCTCGCAAGGCGTTTGTGGCGATGTCTCGCCTGGCGGTGACGAACATGCTTCCGCCGATCGTGCGTGCCCCGGCGAAGAAGCTCCGGGTCGAGGGTTTCCAGTTCGGCGAGACGTCAGTGTCGACCGACAAGGAGGCGTGGGCCATTTGGCAGCGCAACTACCTCGACGCCGACTCCCCAGCGGCGAACATGACGGCGGTCAAGACCGGCCAAGCATTCGGGCTCGTGTGGCCCGATTCGGATGGCCTGGCGACAATCACGATGGAAGACCCATCACAGTGCATCGTGGCCTACGAAGCGGGCTCAAGGCGCCGCCGGCGTTCAGCGTTGAAGCGGTGGATCGACGAGGACGGCTCGACGTGCGCGACGGTCTACCTGCCAAACGCCCTCTACAAATTCCGCAGCGCCACCTCTCGAGGTGCTGATTCGACCGTCATGCGGTTCGCTGTTGGGCCGATGACGTTCGAGCCTCGCGAGGTCGATGGAGAAGAATGGCCGCTGCCCAATCCGTTGGGCGTGGTTCCGTTGGTCGAACTCGCGGTGAACCGGACGTTGAAGCCATCGCCGTTCGGTGGCGGTGTCGCCCAGTTCGCCGGCCAGTTGAACGAACAACGCAAGATCAACGCCACGGTGATGAATCTGCTGGTGACCCTGGAGAATCAGGCGTTCCGTCAACGGTGGACGTCAGGGTGGGACTACCCGCTGAAGGATGACGGCACACCGGACCTTGCCGCTATCCAGAAGGCGTCGGCGTCTCGCATGTGGACGTTGCAGGGCGAGGACGTCAAGGTCGGCGAGTTCTCACAAGCCGACTTCCGACCGTTCCTCGACGTGCTCAATTTCTGGACTCGCACGATTGCGTTCTCGTCGTCGACCCCGCCGGATGCGTTCCTGCTCGGTGACCTGGTGAACGTCGCCGATGGCGCCGTCGCTCGTCTCGAGGGTTCGCACATCGCCGAGGTTCAGTCGCTCGCCGATTCGCTCGGCGAGGGGTACGAGGAGCTGATGCGGTTGGCGTTGCTCATCGAGGACAATCCGAAGGCGGCTGATATGTCGTCGTCGGTTCGGTGGGCTGATTTCGAGCGCCGCTCAGCGACCGAGCAGATGGGCGTGGCGAAGGATCTCAAGGAGTTGGGGGCACCGCTGCAGGCGGTGTTCTCGGCGGTGCCGGGGACGACTCAGCAGGAGGCTGGTCGGTGGGTGTCGTCGTCTTCGGGCTCGACGACGTTGGCGGCGGTGTTGGAACGTCAGACCTCAGATCCGGTCGTGGATGCGCCTGGCGGACCGTAAATGGCCGGCGCGAATGTGGCGGACAACTACGCCGACGTGCTTCGTCGTCTGGCCGATGCCGGTATCGAAACGTTGCTCGAATTGTGGGACAGCCTCGACCGTCACAACCTCGCAGCGTCCACCGTGTTTCACGATGCGGCGCAACCTGTGCTCGTGTCGATCGCTCAGGCGGCCGTAGAGGCGTCGATCGGTGTCGGTGAGGCAATCGGCGCCACTGGTGCACCGTCCGATCTGATCGTGGCGGACGCCGCGGCGAGAGCGTTCGAGCCGTTCGACCGGATCGGCTCAGCACTGAAGCAGACGATCGACTACTCCGATGCGGTGGCGCAGGGGCGCCAAGTGGTGCAAGCAATCGCACACGACGCGGTGTACTCATCGGGCCGCCAAGCGATCGCCGAGATTGCGTTCGATGACTTCCCGGTTTGGCAACGGCGGGTGACCGGCAGGTCATGCGACTGGTGCCTGTCAAAAGCGTCGATCGAGTTCCCAACCGCCGCGGCGGCAACGTTCGGTCACGACAACTGTGACTGCACGGTGTTCCCGATCGAGATGGTCGCCGAGCACAATTCGGCCATCCTCGCCGAGCGGGGCTTCGACCCGAAGTCCGCAGGCCAGTATTCGCAACGCCAGCAGTTGAAGAAGTCGGTTCGCACGGCAAAGAAACGCCAGGCGCAAGCGAAAGCGGACCAACGCACCGAACCTGATCCGGCACGGCGTGAGCGCCTGTCGATCCGTGAGCAGGAATGGGAAACCAGAGCGGAACGGGCGCAGGAGCGCCTCTCGCATCTCGGTTGAAGTCTCGGGGCGCACCTGCCCCAGAACCGGCCCGACATGGGCCAAACACCCCCGACATGGGAGAAGCAGATGACCAGCACCGGCATGGTGAACTCACGAACGCGGCTCGGCCTCGTTCACGCACCGCAGACATCGATGATCGGACGCCTGACGGCACCCGTTGTCATGTTCGACCCGAATGACGAGACAGGCGGCGCCGGCGGCGCTGGAGAGCCAGCGGGGTCAACCCCGCCAGCGACACCAGCACCAGAAACGCCACCCGTTCCACCCGCAACACCACCCGCCGAGGATGGCGACGTGGTGGCGCAGATCGCCGACATGGCGAAGGAACTCGGGATCACTCCCGGTCAACTCAAGGGCCGACTCGAAGCCTCCAAGAAATGGGAGCAGCGAGCAAAGAAGGCCGACGAGGACGCCGAAGCGGCACGACTCGCGGCACTCGGTGACAACGAGAAGGCCATCGAGGACGCGAAGAACGCGGGGCGCGCTGAGGCCGCCCAGGGGTTCGGAGCCAAGCTCGCAGCGGCGAAGTTGGAAGCGGCCCTCACGGGCATCGTGGCCGACCCTGCCGAGGTGATCGAGGACCTGAACCTCACGGCGTTCCTCACGGACACGGGCGACGTCGACACCGACAAGGTGGCGGCGCTCAAAGCGAAGTACTCGGCCATCGCCAAGGCTGCCCCTGTTGGCAGTGCGGACAGCGGGCCCCAAGGAGCTGCACCAGCCGTCGGCGACATCGACACGCAGCTCGCAGCTGCGCGAGCGGCCGGCGACACCAAGAAGGCAATAGCGCTCAACAGTCAAAAACTCGCCGCACTCGCGGCCAAAACCTGACCCCGGCTTAGCCGGACAACGAAAGGAACACCATCATGTCCGGAATCACCGGTCTCGGTACCACTTACACCCTCCCCAACTACACGGGCGAGTTGATCCAGCTCACCCCGTCGGATACCCCGTTTCTGTCCGCCATCGGCGGGCTCGACGCGGGCAGCGGGCAGACCACCTCGACGAAGTTCGAGTGGGAAACCTATGACCTGCGCGCAGCGGATCAGAACGTGGCGTTGGAAGGTGCAGACGCTCCCACCCCAGAAGAGCGAGTTCGGGCCAACGTGTCGAACATCTGCCAGATCCACCAAGAGGCTGTCGCTATCAGCTATTCCAAGCTCGCTGCCGTGGGCCAGAAAAGCGGCATCAACAACGCCGAGCATAACCCCATCACCAACGAAGTTGACTTCCAGGTCAACCAGGCGTTGAAGCAGATCGCGAACGACGTCGAGTACTCGTTCATCAACGGTCGCTTCCAGGACCCTTCGGACAACACGACCAAGCGTCAGACGCGAGGTCTTCGCCAGGCGATCACCACCAATGTGACCAACGAAGGCACCGCCATCGGCACCGGGCTCAGCATTGCTGCTTCAACCGACAAGGTCACAGCGACCGCCCACGGCGTGTCCAACGGTGCGCGGGTGTACCTGCGCAACATCAGCGTCAACGGTACGGGATTGAAGGACACCATCGTCTACTACCTGGTCAACACGGCCACGAACGACTTCAAGCTTTCCCTGACATCAGGTGGAGCGGCGGTGGACGTGCTCGTGGACTGCACCGCCGACGCCTACATCATCGGTTCATCGACCCCCGACCCGGACGTGATGGGTGGTTTCCTTCAGGGTGTCTTCGACAACGGCGGCATCAGCGAGACCGACACGGCAACTTTGATGCTCGGTTCGACTCAGAAGCTTGCGCTGTCCAAGGCGTACGCCAACGCCTACGGCAAATACACCGAGACGTCCCGCATGGTCGGCGGCGTTGCGGTCAAGACGGTCGAGACTGACTTCGGCACGCTCAACACGATGTTGAGCCGGAACGTACCGAAGCATGAGATCGTCGTGGTGTCACTTGAGCAGTGTCGCCCGGTGTTCCTCGAAACCCCAGGCAAGGGGCACATGTTCGTCGAGCCGCTGGCAAAGACGGGTGCATCGGAGCGCTTCCAGATGTACGGCGAGACGGGCTTGGCCTATGGGTCCGAGCGTGCTCACGGCGTGCTCACCGGGCTCGCAATCGGTTGACCGATGGCGGCACTGGCAAGCGTCGAGTTCTACGAGACGGTCACGGGGTCATGCGCGGACCGCGGCAGGGTGGAAGCCCTGCTAGCGGCCGCGTCTGACGTTGTGCGTCTCGAGGCTGGGCAAACGATCAGTGCCGCCACGTCAACCGACGTGGTACTCCGCAATTTCGAGGGGATGTTCTATTTCCCTCAGCGCCCCGTCCGGTCCGTTGCTTCGGTGACGGTGGACGGCGATGTGGTCGATTCGGATTCGTACCGTTGGGAAGCGGGCGGCGACGGGCGACATGCTCGGCTGATCGCCCTCGACTCCAACGGCGACGACACCGACTGGACCGTTCAGCGGGCGACGGTCACCTATGACCACGGGTGGACGGCGATCCCTGGAGATATCGCGATGGCGGTGGCTGTGATGGCTGCCGGCGTTGTGTCCGGGGCGGGTGGCCCTCGGGTCACCCAGCATTCCATTGAGGGGTTCAGCGAGTCGTTCGACGGCGGACCGAATCCCGATATGACTCTCACTGATTCGGTGAGGGCAACCATTCAGCGGCGTTGCGGGGTTCCCCGGTTCGCCTCGGTACAGATTGGACGCAGCGCATGAGCGATGCCCCCGAAGAAGTCGAGGCCCCAGAGGTCACCGCTCCCACCGTTGGTGGGACGAAGCTCCGTGGCCCGTGGTCGGCAGTGCGCTCGATCGAGTGCGCGAAGCCGAAGACGGTCGCCGTGAACGGCAAGAAGCTGGCGGCCAAGGAGTTCAGCCACGCCAAGGGCGTGCTGAGTCTTGACCCCGCCGAGGTGCCTTCGGGCATCGTGCTCGTCGAGATCGACTGACCATGCCGATCGCGTCGATGCTCGTCCACACGGTGAGCATCGTGACCCCGACAACGACGACGGACCGCTACGGCTCCGAGGTCAAAGTCTGGGCCGGTTCGGGCTCATCGTCTCCAGCGTGGATGCGGCAACGCTCGACGCTGGAGACGGTCGAGGGCCGCGAGGCGCGGTCATCGGATTGGGTGGCGTTCCTGCCCGCTGGGACGTCCGTGACGGCGATGGATCGCATCGTGTGGGACGGTCGCACCTTCGAGGTCGCTGGCGACCCCCTGAAGGCTCACGGGCGCACTGGTGAGGTGCATCACATCGAGGCACCGCTGAGGATCGTGGAGGGCTGAGCGATGAGCAAAGTCCTCGTCACGCTGAACAAGTCGGCGCTGTCCAAGATCCTGAAGTCACCGAAGATGGAATCGGACCTGGCGCGACGCGCCCGCAACATTGCCGACGCAGCTGGAGAGGGCATGGAAGCCGACTCACAAGTCGGTTCACGCCGTGCCCGCGCCGAGGTCCGAACCGATACCCCGCAAGCGAAGAACGGTGAAGCGAAGGACCGGCGTCTCACCCGAGCGATCGACGCCGGCCGCCGATGAATACCCCCGTTCTGTTCGCCGATGCTGAAGCGCTGGTTGGTGAAGGGCTCCGCACGGCGCTCAGCACGGTGACCGTGCTTTCGGTGATCGGTGAGACACGCCCCGCCGAGTTCGTCCAAGTGGTCCGCACGGGCGGCATTCAACGCACCGTCACCTCAGACGCCGCGCTGCTCGCCATCGAAGCATGGTCATCCTCGAAAGAGGCGGCGCACGATCTCGCCCAGTTGTGTCGGGCACACGTCCAGAACCTTCGGGGCACGGTCGTGGATGGCACACAGCTCTATCGGGTCGCAGAGGTTGGCGGACTTGTTTCGCTGCCAGATCCGACGTCTGGTCAGTGGCGGTACACGTTCCTGATCGAGGCCCATATTCGGGCCACCAAGTTCGAGCCGTAGCACCCGCTCCGGTACCGAGAACACCTGCACCGAGCACACCTGCACCTTCACCCAGCGTCGCCACTGTCGGCACGCCAAACGAAGGAGTTTGCTCATGGCCGATGTCGACAATGCACGCATTTGGACGACTGCCGAAGTATGGATCGCCGATTACGGCTCCACCGCCCCCACCACGATCGCCGGCGCACTTGACGCAGCGTTCACCGATGCGGGCATCATCACACAGGACGACGGCATCGCCCGTTCGTACTCCAACAGCGAGACCCAACACTTCGCCTACGGCGACCTGCTGATCCGCACGAGCTACCAGAAGTCGGTTGACGCCTTCACGTTCGTGACCCTGGAGAACACCGACCTGTTGTTCCACCTCGCGAATCCCGGTTCGGAGTCCTCGACGACGACCGGCGTCACGACCCGCATCGCCCGCTCGTACAACTACGGCCTGGCCGTGAAAGCGGTCGTGCTCGAACTGTCCGACGGCGACATCGAGTCTCGGCTGTACCTGCCACGGGTGCAGTTCAAGCAGACGGGTGGCGGCACGCTCAGCGACAACGCCATCGAGGGCCGCGAGTTCACCGGCACCATCCTCGCCTCGACCATCGGTGCCAGCACCGGCCGGTTCAAGGAATGGACTGACGATCCGGGCGCAGTGGTCGCCTGATCGTAGGAGCTTGTCGGGCCGGCGTTGCTGGTGCAGGTGTCGCCGGCCCGACACGCAATACCCAATCACACCCGCACCACACACCTACACCGAAGGAGCGCGACATGCGCGAAGTGAAATACGACGAGTGGAAGCAAGCCCGGATCGAGAACGCTGGGGCGGCGATCGTGCTCAGCAACGGCGAGCGGTTCATCGTTCCGCCGATGGATCTGTGGCCCGACGTGGCCGCCAAGTCGAACGACGAGATCATCGCCTTGTTCGCTGGTGAGCACGCCGAACAAGCGGCCGCCGATGGCCTGTCGGCGGGTGCGATTCTTCGCATCATCAACGGCACCGATGATCCGGTCGAAACGGGAAAATCCGAAGCCTCAGCCGATTCCTGAACGATCATCGGGATTCGCTCGAGGCTGACTTCGCACGGTTCTACAACGTGGACCTGGCGGCGACTCTCGGGACTTCGGCTCTGTCGTGGCGTCGGTTCGGCGTGCTGCTTCGCAACATGCCGGACGGTTCAGCGTTGGCGCTGGACATGCACGGTGAGTCGGCGACGTGGGGTGTCACGGACCATCTGCTCGCCACGGTGATCGATTTGCTGAACGGTGCGAACTGGCAGCGCGGTGGCGGCAAGGGTCAGAAGCCGGCGCCGTTCACTCGGCCGAAACCGAAGGGTGATCCGTCGAGGATCGACCCGAAGGTGCTGGCCGACAGGCTCAAGAAGTTGAAAGCGAAGGGCGATGCCCGACGCAAACGACGTGAAGGCGGTGAGACATGACCGATGGCGTAGAGCTCGCAACGGCGTACGTGTCGCTCACCGTTTCCGCCCGTGGCATCGAGGGCGATCTCCGCCGTGAGATTTCCAAGCCGATCGAGCAGGCGGCAGCGCAAGCGTCACGGGCTGCACGGGGCGACATCGAGGGCAACCTCGCGAAGGTCCGCCCAGACTTCGGTCAGGTCGGCACGTCGCTACAGAAGGCGGCCACCGAGGCCACGGCGAAGGCCAAGGCGACGATCTCCAAGGGGCTCGACAATCTTGAGCTGAACAGCGGGAAGAACCTCGCGAACGGATTGCAACTGCTGACGGGTGCCGGCGTTGCGACCCTTGGATTGAAGAAGCTGGCAGACGCCGCCGGCGACTACGGCGAACAGCAATCGAAGGCGAACGTGATCCTCGGCAAAGAGGGCGCAGCCGCTGCCGAGAAGTTCGCCGCTTCCGCCACCAAGAGCGCCGGTCTGTCGAAGACTGCTGCGCTGACCGCGACCTCGACGTTTGCCGGTTTGGGCAAGGTCGCGGGGTTGCAGGATGAGGAACTGTCGGGGTTCTCGACGGGACTCACTCAGCTTGCGGGCGACCTCGCGAGCTTCAACAACTCCACAGTGGAGGACGCCATCGGCGCCCTCGGGTCCGGTCTCCGTGGTGAGGCCGAGCCGCTGCGCGCCTTCAACGTGCTCCTCGATGATGCGACGTTGAAGCAGAAGGCAATGGAGCTGGGGATCTCCGACGGGACCTCGACGCTGACCACTCAGCAGAAGGTTCTCGCCGCTCACGCCGCGATCTTGGAGCAGACGACGGACGCGCAGGGCGACTTTGTTCGCACGGGCGACTCGTTCGCCAACCAGCAACGGACGTTGACGGCTGAGGTCGAGAACCTGAAGACCGAACTTGGCCAGGGGCTCCTGCCGGTCGCATCGAAGGTGACCGGGGCGCTGTCCGGCGTGGTGGGTGGCGTCAGTGATCTGCCTGGGCCGGTCAAGGATGTGGGCACGGAGATCGGCCTTCTCGGCGTCGGCCTCACGGGCATCGTTGGTATCGGGTCAACGGTGGCCGGGGCATTCGGCAAGATGCTAGAGCGGTTCACGACCACGACCACGACGGCCGATGGCACGACTCGCAGCCTGAACAAGATGGGCGGAGCCATGAAGGCGACGTCAATCATCTTCGCCGGCATCGCCGCGGCGGAAATCTTCTCCGAGATTGCCAACCAGATCAACGGCATCGAGGAGAAGACCCAGCGGGTCAACGACGAACTGAAGATCCTCGGCGCCGAAGGGGCCGGCGGGCTGGCGGGCGATGAGGCGGGCAAGAAGTTCCAGGAGCAGTTCGACACCAAGGCCAAAGAGGTCAACCTCGGGATCGTATTTGGTGACGCCCTCAGCACGCTGAAGAACGATCCAGCGAACGCGATCCGTCGATTCTTCGGCGACCAGAGCGCGGAACTCACCCGAGGCGCTGGCGTCCTAAAGCGGACCCTTGAGTCAATCCAGGGTGACGATCAGAAGTTGGCGTTCCTCGACTACGTGGAGCGGCAATCGAAGGGGCTCGACAAGTCCTCCGACGAGTACAAGATCAATAGCAAGTTTGTGAAGGACAACCGCGACGCCTTGGAGCTTCACGCGAAGGCGGCCGAGGCCGACACGAAGAAGGTCGACGCCAACGCCCAGAAGATCGAGGACGCCGCGCTGGCGTACCAAGAGGCCAACGACGCACTGAAGCAGTACACGACGGACCTGAAGTTGCAGGGGCTCGCCTACGACGCGAACGCCTCGGCGGCCACGGCCTACGGCGATGCCATCGAACGCTCCACGGGCATCGATGACCAGCTCGGCTCTGCGGTGTCGTTGTCTCAGGCGGGTGATGCGTTCCTTGGTGAACTGTCGAACCTGCCGAAGAACATCGACGCCACCTCGATCGCGCTCGGGACGTTCAACTCCAAGACGAACGGCGCCGTTCAGTCGGTGCTCGGCCTGGCCGATGCGTCGTCGGCGTACCTGCAAACGCTGATCGCACAGGGCAACTACACCGGCGCCCGCGACCAAGCAACGCAACTCCGCAACGAGGTGCTGAAGAACCTGGAGACGTTCGGGATCACGGGTGCAGCGGCCCGGGAGTACATCGAGATTCTCGGGCTCACCCCCGAGCAGGTCGAGACGGCCATCCTGCTCAGCGGCGCCGAAGAAGCGAAATTCAAACTGGAGGTCTACATCGGGCTCCTGGAGGGTCAGATCCCGCCAGAGGTAACCACGCTTGTGGCCGCTGACATCGCCGAGGGGAACCTCGTGAGCGCGGCGCAACGCATCGAGGACTGGATCCGGTTCCAAAACAAGCTGAACGAGGACAACGTGATTCGCGTCCCCGTCATTGCTGACATCGTCAACCGCCCGGAGGAAGACA